AGTATAACTAAGTACGGCGAAAGTTTAATTCAAGATTCAGCAAGCGAAATAGAGGTTGATGTTGCAAATGCTATGCGTGAGGAACTAAGAAATATTTTAAACAGTTACAATTTAAATTTAGATTAAATGACAAACGTAAAACAAGTAGCTGAAAGTTACATAGGACAAAAAGAAATATCAGGAAATCAAGGATTCATTGATAAAGATTTTGAAAAGAAAATGCGAGCGTGCGGATTTTATACGGGTGCGCCTTGGTGTGCATTTTTCGCTAAACTAGTTTGGAAAGAATCAGGAACGGAAAGGTTTAAATTAATCGCTGGATCAGCACTTCAAACGATGCGTAATTTTGTTAAAGCTGAAAAGTTAGAGTTAACCGCAAAACCTAATATTGGGGCAATTGCTATTTATCGCACAATGAAAAATGGAAAAGCACAAACAACGGGACACGTGGCGGTTGTTGTTGGATTTAATGACTTAGGATTTACAACTGTTGAGGGAAATACAAATGCAAGCGGAGGACGTGAGGGTATTGAAGTAGCGTTAAAGAAACGTTCATATAAATTTTACGAGCCGAACGGTTTACAATTAATGGGATTTATTAACTATTAATTACTACCTTTGTTTTTTCATAAATTAATTTTTAGTTTTCGTTTAGGTAAATTAAGGCACTTCGAGAGGGGTGCTTTTTTCGTTTACCGTTTATCATTGATATTTACCGTTCATCACAATAGCTAGTTTTATTCGATTCGTTGTGTTTATCTTTGCTGAAACTTAAAAAATATAATTTATGGAAAACGGAAAACAAAGTGCATTTCCTTTAGACGGGAATCATACAGGACACCCTGATACTATTGGTCTAACAAAGCGTGAGTATTTCGCTGGTTTGGCAATGCAAGGGTTATTAGCTTGCTCAAAAATAGAATGTCTAAGTGATGATATATGTGAATCAGCAGTTGGATTAGCAGACGAACTTTTAAAACAACTAGAATTATGAACGAAAGAAAATGCGCGTTAATTATGTTCGGAGCTTATTGCTTAGTATTAATCATTTTATTTATTGTGTAATGGAAAACGGAAAGGAAACAATAAAAAGCCTAGAAGCTAAAATAAAGCCATTTGAGGAACGAATTGCTATTTTGAATGATAGGATTAAGGAACTTCAAAAAAGACTTGCTAGCGATGTTATTGTAGATATGCGATTTCAGAACGAAATTCAAGACGATAAAATCGAAATCGTAACTCACAAAAAAGAAATTCAGGAAATGGAAAGGGAAATTAAGCGGTGGAAAAGGTCTATCGCTATTTTAGAATCAAATAAGTATTAAGATGAAACAAACAGCAGTAGAGTGGTTATTTGAACAACTATGGAATAGTGATAAAGATAAGTTTGTTTGGCATTCTTTATTAGAACAAGCAAAAGAATTAGAAAAGCAACAGATAATTAAAGCACATGGAAATAAAAAAAAGTCTTCAAACACAACAGGTAATTATGAATATACCTATACTGGAGAAATGTATTTTAATGATAATTATTTTAAAAAATAGTATTTTATTAAAACTAAATAACTATATTTGCACAAACGAAAATTAATTAATTATGAAAAATTTGTATTTGAAGCTTGCTGAAGTCAAAAGAGAAGTAGGCAAAGTTTCCAAAAATTCCAAGAATCCACATTTCAAAAACACTTATGCGGATTTAAACGCTTTAATTGATGCAGTTGAACCTATCTTACTTGAAAAAGGTTTATTGATGTTACAACCAATTGCAGAGGGTAAAGTTTGCACCGTGATATTTGACGTTGAAACAGAATTAAGTATTGAAAGTTCAATCGCTTTACCAGCGTTGCAAGATCCACAGAAATTAGGCAGTGCTATAACTTATTTCAGACGTTACACTTTGCAAAGTTTATTGAGTTTGCAAGCAGAAGACGACGACGCAAACAAAGCAAGCCGAAAAGATACACTTTCAGACGAAAGATTTACCAACGCTTTACAAGCTATTGCAGACGGCAAAGCAACAAAAGAAAGTTTAATTAACAATTTTACATTAACCGCTAATCAATTAGCACAATTAAAATAATCATGAGTAATAGTAGTAGAGAATATTTCGACCAAATGGAAAACCAAATAGAAAACAATATGCATGACATCGATAGAGATGCAGAAGCACACGGTTGGGCAAACGCTCAACCAAACGCCAACTTTGACCTGGTAGTAGCAAAGGATAGTTTAGTTCCCACTGTAGAGGGATTTATTAAAACGCTTAACGAGGGCGTGGATAATGGAGAATTGAAAGCGTTAGAGGTTTTCGCAGTTTACAAGAAGTTAGAAAAAATCTTTGACGAAGCAAAACGCAAAGTAGAAGAAACGGCAATGGATGAAGCTAGAAGTTATGATAAAACTTTTGTAATCGCTGGCGTTGAATTCACATCAAAAGAGGGTAGTAAACTTTTGAACTATTCAGAAGATTTCCTTATTAAAGATTTGAACGAAAAACTTAAACAACGTCAAGAGTTAATTAAGGTTGCTACGGCATCAAAAGAAGCGATTTACGACGCTGACGGTATCGAAGTAACCAAAGTATCACTAAAGCCAACAAAAAGCAGTTTAATGGTTAAATTTAAAAACAAATAAATTAATAAATATTTTGTATCTTTGTAAACGGAGTTAAGATTTAGCGGTCTTATGCAAAAGGTTCACGTTCCTGCTTCGTTTATCATTAACAACGTGAATAAAAACGTATAAATATGCAAAATGAAGTATGGAAAGACATTCCAAATTATGAGGGCTTTTATCAAGTAAGTAACTTTGGAAATGTAAAATCTCTAGAAAGAGATATTTACAACAAAAATGGAAATTTACATTATAGACAAAAAGAAAAATTAATGTCTTTAAATATAAGTTATCATTACCAAAAAGTACAATTACATAAAAATTTTCAAAATAAAAAATACTATGTTCATCATTTAGTATCTATTGTATTTTTAAATCATACTCCAAATGGTTCGACTAAATTAGTTATAGATCATATTGACGGTAATAAATTTAACAACAATATAAATAATTTACAGGTAGTTTCTCAATCAATAAATATAATTAAAGCTATTAAAAGAAAATGCAAAACGACATCTAAATACAAAGGTGTTTGTTTTGATAAATACAGAAATAAATGGATATCTTCAGCTACAAGAAATGGAAAATATATTTTTTTAGGTAGGTTTGAAACAGAAATAGAAGCGTATAATAAGTATAAACAATTTAATAATGAAGTAATATGACAATTAAAGGAAAAATCAAAGTAATCAATCCTACAAATGTAGTGAGTGATAAATTCTCAAAGCGTGAATTTGTAGTGGAAACGGAAGAAACATATCCACAGCCAATTTTAATCCAGCTAACGCAAGATAAATGCAGTTTACTAGACTTGTTTAAGATTGGTCAAGATGTTGAAGTAAGTGTTAATTTAAAAGGTCGTGAGTGGAATAGTCCGCAAGGCGAAACAAAGTACTTTAATACTATCGAAGCGTGGCGTATTAATTCAGGAACTAGCACATCGCAAACTAGCACACCAAAAGCAAGCGGAATAGCTGCGAACTTTCAAGAAGATGCTATTGCAGACATGACACCAGATCCATTACCGTTTTAATCTAAATTAATTTTATTTTTAAGTCCGCTATTCCTAGAGTTTAGCGGATTTTTTATTTTATTTTCAATTATTATTTAAAAAAGTATTGTTTAATTAAAAAGTTTTAGTACATTTGTAAGGTAGAAACGAACGAAAAAATAGGAATTATGAAATATCACTTACAAAAAACAAGAACAGAAAACGGAAGAATAGTTAAATATAATCTTCCAGAATGTAATAAAAGAGGGAATAGAAATTTAGCAATTACTAATTTAGATGGTTTTAAATCTTTGTCTATTGAAAATAAATCTCTATGTTGTGTTGATTGTTTAGCTAAAATAAACTAACAATCATTCAGGGGTGCGACTGTAACGCACAATTTTACAAAACGAAAAACAATTTATTATGAGAATTAAAGCAAAAATTACTCCAAAGGAGAAAGCGACTAACAGACGTGAAACTCAAAAGTACGCTAAATGCGCTGCATCAGGAATGTTATTTGATGGTATTGCAATGAGAATTAGAAACGTTTATTTCAACGGGAAATTAAACGATGTTTTAACTTACGATTTCACTTATAACGACTAATCATGGCATTCAATAATTTTAACTACGATCATGAGGGAATAACTTTTGACGTGTACTACAAAAAAAACCGTGAAGATGAGCCAGTCATTGAGCGAATCATGTTAGGTAAACACGATGTAACCGACGAAATTCAGGAAACAGACGTTTTTAGTTTTATCGATGATACATTAACCGAGAAATTCCAAAACAATGATTTATAAACATAGGGCGGTTTAATACTGCCCTTTTAAAAACAAATAATGGGTTATTCAGGAGTTATATTTGCAATGATGGAAAGCGCAAAAGAAATAGAAAAACAAAGAAAAATTAATAAATTAAACACCATGAAAAAAGAAGAAATTTACGTTGTAATTGACGACGAACCAAAAAGATTAAGAGCGATTCAGATTTTGAGTGATGCTTCTGAAAATATTTGGAATAATACCGATTTGATAGGCAATGGTACAACAGTACTTACACAAACATACATTACTCCGATTATTCTTGTTTTTTATAAAGGTTGGTATTGCATAAAAACAGTTGGCAATAAACAAGAAATTACCCTAGACCAACTAGAGCAACTGTTATCGCCAAAGCAAGAGATAAAAATGGAACTAGATGCGTTAAAACTAATTGCTGAAAGTTACGGCTTTGAGTTAGTAGAAAAGAAACGAGAAATAAAAGTTGGGGATTTCGGGAAGTTTTGGAGTGATAATAATTGTTATTTTGTTGGTTTTTTGCAAGATGTTTATAAAATTTCAGAAACAAATAAATGTGTGTTTCAAATGAAAGATTATGGAACTTTTTGTTATTTCGCCTACCTAACAGACGAAGAAAAAGCAAACATTCAACAAAATTGGTAAAATGAAACTAACAATTGAAATCAATTATACCAATTCAGTTGAGCGTGTAAGACATCGACAAAAAGCGGAGGAACTTATACGGTCAGGACTTGAAAGTTATTCGTGTAAAGAGTTTTCTTTTGCGATTAACAAAGAAGTGAAACAAGAATTTCCGAGTATTAAATTAGTTAGATTCGAGGAAATAAACGGAGAAAAATGTATGGTAATACCTAGTAAAATGAATTTTTAATGAAGCGTTGTTACAAGTGCGATAAAAGGAAACCTTTATTTTTATTCAAAAAGGATTCTAGCAAGTACCAAATTAAATCCAGCAAAGGAAAATGTATTTGTTGCAGAAAATGCAACGTTAAATTAGCCTTTAAAGTTGGCGGAGTAATGCAAAGAATTGAGGGTAAGTTTGCCTTTGTGAAATTAAGTAAAATACAAATAATGAAATATTTTTTAAGATGATAATTGAAGAAGTAAAAGTAGGTCAAAAATGGAGTAACGTAACAAGACCTCAAATAGTAGAAGTTACTTACATCGTAGGTAGAATGATTTGGTATAACATACTAGAGCAAGAAACAAAAATACACAAAAAGGAATACTCAAAGTCAATTGAACATTTTACCAATAGTTACGTTAAGCTATGAAAGAGCCACTAGATAAATACGTAGAGTATTTTGATCCACGACACCACGAACAGTATCGTTTCAGTTATCTGGTAACAATGAAGAAGCTAGTATTTGTTCACTTGAGAAAGCAAGGTTATTCAAAACGAGATTTGTTAAAGGTTTTCCGGTGCAATATTTCAAGCATTCGACATTTGGAAAACACCGCAAATATTTTCAATGATACTCCTGAAAAAACGTTTCAAAACGATTGGATGTGGTTTATTGCAAGCGGTCAAATTCCAGTTAGGAAAATGAATATGTTAGGAACTGACGGAAATCAATGTACAAATTTTGAAATGAAATTAATTAAAACACTAGATAATTAAAAAGTTTTAGTATATTTGCCAAACGATTCGCTTCGACATTATAGAATCTAAAAAGTTTAGAGCCATTCAAAGGCGTAACAAGGTCGAAGCTGTTACAAATTTGAGTGGCTTTTTTAATTTAAAAATTATGGATTATTTTGAATTTATTGAAAACAAAAAACATTCAATAGGAAACTTTGGATTTGACGCTAATTACATTCCAGAAATAGCGTTTGACTTTCAAAGGTTTGTTATTGAGAAAGCGGTTAAAAAAGGTAGGGTTGCATGCTTTTTAGATACTGGACTAGGTAAAACTTTAGTTCAACTATCAATAGCGAAAAACATCGTTAACCATACAAATAAAAAGGTATTGATATTAACACCTTTGGCAGTTGCGTTTCAGTTTATTTTAGAAGCTGAAAAGATAGGAATTGATGACATCGAATATTCAAAAGACGGAAAGCATACGAAAAAAATTGTAGTTTGCAATTATGAGCGTTTGCACTATTTTGATTCAAAAGATTTTGAAGGAGTTATTTTAGATGAAAGTTCTATTCTCAAAAACTTTGACGGAAAAATTAAGCAAGAAGTAACAACATTTGTTAAAAAAATACCGTTTAGATTCCTTTCAACTGCAACTCCAAGTCCAAACGATTTTATCGAATTAGGAACGAGTAGCGAAGCGTTAGGATACATGGGATACATGGATATGTTAGGTAAGTTTTTCAAACAGAATAATAACGCTGTGGATTCAACCAATAGAAATATTGGAGAAAAATTTTATCTAAAGCCACACGCTGAAAAAGATTTTTTTGCGTGGGTAAATCAGTGGTCAATAATGGCAAAAATGCCTAGCGATTTAGGTTTTTCAAATGATCGTTACAATTTACCTGAATTGATTATTAATAAGCATGCAATCGAAAATCAATCTTTAATTGACGTACAAGGACAAATACAAATGTTCACACCTATTGCAAAGTCAATGACAGAAGTCAGACATGAGCAAAAACAAACAGAAGAAAAACGATGTGAAAAGGCTATTGAATTAGCAAACGATAAAACTTCTGTTTATTGGTGCAATACTAATAATGAAAGTGCAATTCTAAAAGCAAACGATAAAGAAGCGGTTGAAATTATAGGTAGTCAATCTATCGACAAAAAAGAAGAAATACTTTTAGCATTTGCAAATGGAGAAATTAAGCGATTAATTACAAAAGCAAAAATGACTTCAATGGGTTTGAATTGGCAACATTGTAACCATTCTGTATTTTTTCCTACATGGAGTTATGAGCAATACTACCAAGCTATAAGACGTTTTTGGAGGTTTGGACAAACTAAAGATGTTGTTATAGATATGGTTATTTCAGACGGTCAAACTAGAGTTCTGGAAGCCTTGCAACAAAAAACAGAAAAAGCAATTCAGCTACACAAAAATTTAACTGAAAATGTAAACCGTTCATTTGAACACAAAACAAAAGAATTCAACAAAGAAATCATTAAACCTTTATTTATTTAATTTATGGAAAACAAAGTAAAAGACCAATTGGTTACAGAAAAGTACGCTATCTATAATAGCGACTGCATGTTAGTAATGCCAACACTAGGCGACGAAAGCATAGATTTAAGCGTTTATAGTCCACCGTTCGCAGGATTATACAACTATTCAAGTTCTGAACACGACATGTCAAATTGTGAAAGTAAAGAGCAATTTTTACAGCAATATGAATTTTTAGTCGCTGAGATTGCTAGAGTAACAAAAGCGGGTAGAATTACGGCTGTTCATTGCACAGATGTATTTGACAATACTTGTCGTCTTTGGGATTTTCCAAACGAGATCATTCGCATTCATACAAAGTATGGTTTTGAATATCGAAATAGAATTACAATTTGGAAAGAACCTTTGAAAGTTAGAATGCGTACAATGGTGCAAAGTTTAATGCACAAATTTATAGTTGAAGATTCAACAAAATGCTTTACAGCTATGCCTGATTATGTTTTAGTATTTACTAAAAAAGGCGAAAACAAAGTACCTGTAACGCATGAATTTGGAATTAATCACTATGCTGGAGAAGTTCCAATTTTACCAAATATTTTGAGAGCGTGGAACAATGCAAATAACTCAAATTTGAACGAGGTTGAACTTTGGGAACACTTGAATAATATTAATGAAACCGATTCAATCACAAAACTGAATCATTACATTTGGCAACGTTACGCTAGTTCTGTTTGGGACGATATCCGAATTGATAACGTTTTACCATTTAGAGATTCAAAAGATGTTGACGACGAAAAGCACGTACACCCTTTGCAATTAGATGTAATTGATCGTATTGTTGAATTATACTCTAATCCTAATGAAGTTGTATTAACTCCATTTATGGGAGTAGGTAGCGAGGTTTTTAGCCCTGTTTCAATGGGTCGTAAGGCAATTGGAATTGAATTGAAAGATAGTTACTTTAAGCAAGCTATTTTAAATTTAAACGAAGCTGAAAAGAGATTTAAACAAAGTCAAGAAAAACAAGGAATGATTGTTTTCGATTGATTAATTTACTATCTTTGTTTCACGGTTCTGAATAATAGATGCACATTTTATTCAGTATAAACCAAAAGAAGTTATTTAAAGCCTTGTTTGATGATTAGGGAGTGCATGCCTGAAAGTTGAACGAGGCTTTTGCAATTAATAAACATGCACTAATGAGTAAATCGAAACGTAAAGCATTTAATTTTTTTCTTTCTTACTATGAGATTGGAAAAGAATTAAACGACAAAGATAGGCTACAATTTTACGATGCTATCCTAAAAAAGCAATTTGAGAATATTGATACTGAATTAACTGGTATGGCTAAATTTGCGTACATATCTCAAAGTCATTCTATTTACTCACAAACAAAAGGATATTTTGATAAAACTAAAGACCCTATGTTTGACCCTACCGTAGGGGGTACGCAAGGGGGTATGGTAGCCCCTGCCGTACAAGAGAAAGAGAAAGGACAAGTACAAGAGAAAGAGAAAGGGAAATATCTTATGTCCGAAATTGAAATTTCAGACGTCCCACAAAATGAAATTGATTATTTCAATGTTGCTAATGCTTTTTTCCAACTATTCCAACAAAACGCGATTGATTTAGATGTGCGCTGGGTACACCTAGACAAACTTACTTACAAACGATGTGTTACTCCTATTCGACTACTTGCGACAAGCGACAACCGAACGCGCGACGAAATGCTACTTGTTTTTGACTTGCTGAAAAAGGATTTATTTTGGAAACAGAATATTCAGTCAACTGAAAAACTTAGAGAAAAATTCGACCAATTAATCACTAAAGCACAAAACTATGGCAAAACAGACAAACGAGTTACAAACGAACCGTACGACCTTAGTTGTTTCGACGACTAGCGAAATCGGAAAAGCGATAAAAACTTTCAACGCGCTAACGGCATACGCTTATACAGATGAACAATTCCTACTTTGGGAACGATTGATAATGAAAGCGCGCCCGCATACAACACCAAAGGAAATCGGTAACGTTGTGATGAAATTAGCAAGCGGAATAGAAATACAAGCAGACCCGAAACTAGGAGTACAAAACATATTAAAACATTTATTCACAAAACAAGAATTACAAGATGCAGAAAACAGACGCCTTGAAGAAGAAATTGCAAACATTGAGAATTAATGTTTCAAATGAAGAATTGAATATTTTGGTTTCTTACGGTCAAGAAATTGAAAAGCAACCTAAAGAAATGGTTAATCCTTCGCTTAGTTTATCTTTAAAGCGACTAGGAACGCTTTTCTACTCAAAAGAAATAGATATTACCACAGTATCGGAGTTCGTGTCTCAAATCCAAAAAAAACGGGGTAAAATTTCAGTAAAGGAAATTGACTATGTATTTCAAGAAATCATTGATAATAAAACCGACATAAATACTTTTTTTAAACTTTCGGAAATATTAAGAATTATCGACGCGTATTTAGTCAAAAAAGCAAAAGTTGCGCGCGTGTCTTATGAAATTCATAACGAGAATAAAAAAGTTGAGGAGTTCGCGAATGAAGCAAACCAATTCTTACAAGACGCGGTTAAAAAATGGAAAGACGGTCAAGAGCTTACTATTTACGAAAAGTGCGCGATTGGTAAACGCCACGAATTTGATGTAAGGAACGCGGATATTCTCAAAGAGCAAGCAGAAAATGATTTAGACCAAGAAAATAGTAAAATTGTCACGCGACATAAAAACGAGCATTTCGGATTATTTATTGACGAATCACAAAACATTCCAGTATTTTGGACTTTTGAATTATTGTATCACTATTATTTATTCACGCACTTATGACATTTGAAGAACTTAACAAAAAATCATTCTTTGACTTGGTTAACGATGTGTTTAAATTTCCAAATCAGAAAGTAGATTGTAATCATTTCATTTCTTTTAATAGCCATTTTACAGCGACAAAGCAAAAGGAGATAGTTGATGCAATAATCGAAAAGAAAATTGATCCACGAACGAATAAAGATTGCCAGCGTGCAAAAGGAATTATAATCGAAGTTTTAAAACAATTACATTTAACAAACGAATTATGAAGTGCAAAAACTGTAAAGACCAATTCACGCCTAAAACGTTCCTCCAAAAGCACTGCATGGTAAGACCTGAATGTGTTGAAATATTTGTAAGCGAAGTAAAGGATAAGCAATGGAAGAAAAAGAAAGCTGAAATGAAAAAGGAATTGATGACATTGAGCGACTATTCAAACGCTTTGCAAGTTGTTTTTAATAAATGGATTCGCAAACGTGACGAGGGATTACTTTGTATTTCGTGTGGTAACATGACTGCAAAACGTGACGCTGGACATTTTTACAGCGTAGGAAACTATCCTAGCGTTAGATTTGATGAGGACAACGTACACAGCCAGTGCGTACATTGTAATCAATTTAGAGGTGGCAACATCCACGAATACAAAAGATGGTTAACACTTCGCATAGGACAAGAAAGAATTGACGCCTTAGAAAAACGAGCGCACGAAAGCCGAAAATACTCTATTCCTGAAATTAAAGAAATGATTGAAAAATATAAAAACTTATTGAAATGATTTACGACACAAGCAAAGAATTAGAAGTAAACAAACTTTTAAGCCGTTTAGACGCATTATTGAGTAAGAAGTGTGTAATTGAGTTGACAGAAAAGAAAAAGACTCGTACACTATCTCAAAATAGCTATTTGCACGTTTGCATAACTTTATTCGCAATCGAAAGCGGAAACCATTTAGAAGATGCTAAGCAACTTTTGAAACGAGCGTGCCACTTTATGCATACATTCGACGGAGAAAACACCAAAACGAAACGAACAAGGGATTTAGACACTAAACAAATGACTGAATTTATTGAATGGATTAGAACGTTTGCAAGTATGCAAGGTTGTTACATACCAACTCCTGATGAATACATACAAAATAAGTTTGCAATTGATAGCGAGATAGAGAAATTTAAAGAATATTTATAAAATATTAGTTTATTAAAATAATAATATTATATTTGCTGAAATATTTAAACGAAATGAAGAACGACAGAAACGCTGGAAGAAAAAAAGTAAAAGATGCGGTTATGGTGCAAGCCAAAGTGACTGCGAAATACGCTGACGAATATAAAAAGTTGGCGGAGAATTATCGAGAGTACGAAACTAAAAAATCAAGTGATGCAAAATGAATTATTAATCGCAACGGTTGTTGTAATGTTAACGATCTTATTTGGAGCAATTATCATATCCGAAAACATTAGACCAAAGTACGAAATTAAATATTTGCGTGGTTGGTGGGTAATTAGAGATGTAAAGACTAAAACGCATTTAAGACGTTTCAGCACTAACGAGCAAGCGATAGAGTGGTTTAACAAAAATTGTTTATAAGATGAAAAAAGGTAGTTACTGGTTTTCTTTCTTGAGTGAAGTACAACAAAGAAATTTTAGAGCAAATTGTAAAATTTTTTATCAAATAATGGAAAGTGAAGAAGAAAGTTTTTATCAATTTATTCTAGGTGCTTTCTTTTGGGAAGAAACTCCAGAGGGAGAATGGTATTGGGATTTAATTGCTAAAAGTGAAGTACAATGATAACAGAAAACCAACTAAGAGCGTTAGACTTTGAGTTTCATAACGATTTAGATATGTATTCATTTGAAGACATAGATGTTTCATTTGATGAATTAGGGATAAAAATATTCTTGAACGACTTTCAAGTATTCGGTATCAACGACCACAGAGATTTAAGTAAATTTATAAAATTGGTGTATGGAGAGTAAGAAAAAAGCGAGGGAATTATTTGATAAGTATTATTTACTATTAACTGATTTTAGTGAAAATTCCAGTATAGATTCAAGAAGAAGATATGCAAAAGATTTCGCTATAATAGCAGTCGATGAGATATTAAATCAATGCTTGGATTATCGAGACATAGACTTATGCAGAAGTTATAACTATTGGCAAGAAGTTAAACGAGAGATAGAAAAGTTATGAGATACGTTGCATTATTATTTTTGATTCTTTTTGCAGTCGCATTAGTTGTAAAAAAGATAAATAAAGATTATAGCTATTTAGAATGCTTATTTTTTACAGTTGTTTCATTTTTTATAGGTTCAGTTGTAGGTGGTATATTATTTATTTTTATAAAATATTGGTGATGAGAAAATTTAACAGAAACGAACCGCTAGAAAAAAACTTTGAGCGTGTTATCTTTGGAGTTGCAATAGTGGTTATTATTGCGATAGTTGCGAAATGTAGTGGCGTAATGCCGAAATAGAAAATAATTTGTAAATTTGAGAATATGAATATCGATCAAATATTTCAAGAAGCTAGAGAAAGAATAAATACACATATCGAAATGTTGTATATTCAAGCATTGAGTAAAATTCAATCAAAGGAATCTAGCAAAGAAGTTACTGAAAAAATGATTGAGAATTACCTAAAAAAAAGAGGGTATATTCAAAACACACTTTCAGGAGAAAAAGTATTTACAAAGGATTTTGTAGTTGTTAAAGTTCTTGATAATGAAGTTGAACTTTGGCACGATTATCCAGGTTGTGCATCTTTATTTGTGGATAATAGTTTATTAACTGGCTTACCTATTAGCCTTAATTACATGGAAAGAATATGAAAAGAGTAATTTTATTTGCATTGTTGCTAGTTTTGGCTTCATGCAAGAAAGAAGAAAAAGAAGAAACGCTTTGTAATTGTGGACTTCTAAAAATGAAAATGGAAACAGATAGAGTATTTATTCTAAAAAATGTTTGCTCCGAAAATCTGAAAGTGATTTATAACATTCCCGAAGCGCAGTATAATTCTACGCCACTAGGGCAAGCGGTTTGTATTGATACATTGACAACATGGTAGTAGCTTTAAAAGTCTTTTTAATCACGTGGTTTGTTACGCATTTTGAACCAATCCGTGACAGATTGGAACGGTTATACTTAATCAAGCGACTAGAGAAAGTAATCGACATTGTAACGTGTTTCAAGTGCTTATCATTTTGGAGTGTTTTAATTGTTACGTGGAATGTATATTATGCTATCTTTGCATCGTTAATAGCTTATTTATATGATTCTATCACAGAACGAGATTGATACTTGGCAGACGCACCCAAGTGATTCAAAAAAGGATATGTTGACTTGTCAGCGTATCTTTTTGGCGTATAATAGCGAAGCTGAATATTACTGTATGTGTAGTAAGACAAAGCGAAAAATTAAGCGTGTACAGTTTAATGAATGGTATGCAAAAGTCACAAATTGATAACTACGTAAATGAAAATTATCAGTTACTTTTAAAAGTTTCTAGCGACTTTGTGCGACGAAAAAAAAGAAATTTTGATCCTGAAATTGTAATTAGTGAGGCGTACATTCACGTTCTAAAATGCAAAGATAAAATTGATACCGTCGGACAACTACAATCGTATTTTTTCAGCAAGATAAACCTAGAAATTTGCAAACAAAACAGTGTAACTAATTACCAGTTTAAAGAAAGACATTCGGAGTTGATAGGTATCGAAAGACAAGAAGAAAATAATATCCTATTAGAGATAGAACACGACATCAAACGTAATAGCCAAAAAGCACAAATCGAAGCGTATAGGCTAAATTTGAAATGTAGTATAAAAAAGATTATCTTTGAAGCGTATTTTGTAAAGAGATACAGAACAGTAAGGGATTTCGCTAAATACTTCAATCTAAGCAAGCAAACAGCGAATGATTTAATAAATGAAATGAAACAAGAAATTAGAAACCATGGCAAAATTTAAAGAAGAATTTGAAAACTGTATCGTAACAGTAAATTCAAGAGCGATTGGAAAAATCCAAATTAACACCGCAGAAGTTAATCCTAATCATTGGGCAAATATCAAAGAGTTTGGATTTATGTTTGAGGATGAAATCGAAACACCCAAAGAAGAAAACAACGGATTAGTAGCTGACAGTTACGCTGATTTCACATTGAACGAATTACGTGAACGTTTCCCAAATATCAAAGCGACAAGTAAGAAAGCGTTTATTGAACAAATTGAGAAGTAATGGAAGCCGAACTGTTTGAAAAAATATGTTCAGATTTGGAGAGAACTCACTTAGGGTTACTCTCCATTTGTCGTAATAACGGATTAGCGACAGAGAATGCTTTTAGGAATCATTTGAAAAAAAGTGAACTGAACGAGGAGAGGTACACGCGTGCGCGCGAGAAACAACTTGACTACCTTGAGGACTTACTTCGTGAGGTTTCATTTGAAAGTTCCAAAGATTCACTTGTCAAGGGTACTGTGAATTTAGGTAGCAACTCAATTGCCAGGGATAGATTGAAAGTTGACACACTTAAATTTATTCTTTCCAAACTTAGACCGCAGAAATACGGCACTAAAATAGAACATACAATCAAATCAGAACCGAGAGTTTTTAAAATCGATTAGTATGGCTTTTGAGGTTACCACAGCACTTAGGAAAATGTTAGCCTTAAAACAGCCTATTAAGATAATTCAAGGCTCGACAAGTAGTGGTAAAACGTACGGCATAGTTCCAATACTTTACGATAAAGCGCTAGAAACACCACGAATAAGAATCACAATAGTTGCCGAAACATTAACAGCCGTTAAAGAGGGTGCGCTAGATATTTTCATTAACTTTCTTATTGACGAGGGGCGGTGGAACGATACAAGTTGGAACGCTTCAAGTCTAATCTACACATTGAGCAACGGCTCTAAAATTCAATTCAAATCATTTGACACCGTCGGAAAAGCCAAAGCAAGTGGTAAACGTCAAATCTTATTTTTAAACGAGGCGAATCATATCGACTACGAAATAGCGGATGCCTTAATGATACGAAGTGAAGAGGTTTGGATGGACTTTAACGCTGATATGGAGTTCTGGGCCCACACGGAAATACTACCACAAAAAGAAGTTGACTTTCTAAAACTTACCTACTTAGACAACGAAGCAATACCACAAAGGATATTTAAAGATTTGATGCTGCGTAAAGCCAAAGCAGAAAAGGAAGAGAAAAGCGGTAACAAGGGTTATTGGTGGAATTGGTGGCAAGTGTATGGACTTGGGGAAATCGGACAACTGCAAGAATCTATCTTTGAGGTTTGGGAACAAGTGGATAAAAAGCCTGAGCGCTTTCAACAATATTGTTACGGATTGGATTTTGGTTTTGTACACCCTACGGCATTGTGTAAAGTTTGGTATTTTGAAGATGAAATCTTTGTAGAAGAAATTATTTACCGTGAGGGGTTGACAAGTGGGCAACTCGTTAGCTTAATGCAAAGCAAAGGTATTGAGAATAGCATTGAGATAATTGCAGATTACGCGCGCCCCGAAATGATACAAGATATTAGAAACGCTGGTTACTATGTTTTAAACGCAAACAAGAACGTTAAAAGCGGACTTGACAAACTCAAACAAAAGAAAGTTTTTGTACATTCAGATAGTTCAAACATCATTCGTGAAAATAAGAAATACAGATATAGAAAAATTAACGGGGTGCAAACGGAAGAACCGCTCAAACAGTTTGACGATGCGATGGATGCGATTAGATACGCTAATTTGTGGGTAGATAGTTATTCAACAACCGACATTGGCGAATCATTCTCAATGGACATGTAGCAAATAAATCCTATTTTAAGTATGGCAATAACGATTGAAAGTACAAATCAAAGCACACTAAGCGCGGGGTATAATCCTTTGCGTTGGTATTTGAGTAGTACAAACGTAAACGAGAAAGCATTTAGATACATTGTCGAAGTGTACAACGCTGACGGCTCAGGAGATAAACTTTTTGAAAAGAAATACGCACCTAGACCAATTGACGGGTGGGCGGAAGTAGATATTTCTAGAGATGTACAAAACTTTTTAAGCGCGCATAATCCTTTTCAAAACTCCGATGCTCAAAACGCTTTAGAACATTATTTGAAGTTCGACATTCGCTTTGGTGAGGAGTATATCGTGGCGTGGGATTTTGACGACTATATTTTTGATAGTGGATTGACGGGTTTCAATCAAACGCCAAACGTTACGCCTCACCCGTTTATCGTTGGTGACCAAGTAAGAGTAGAACTTAATACTACTTACAATGATTTTAGGGATGCTTTAAACGGTTTGTTTACGGTTACAATAGAGCCTGACAATTATACGGTGGTTACTCAATTGCCGTGGATTGGTTCGGGCGGTGCGACACCCGGTAAGATGTACTACGCTGATAATAGAAAATCTCGTTTCTTGAATCTTACACGACAAACGAAATTATCTACTGCAAATATTGCTATACCACTAAAAGATATGAATTCTTTCACTGGTGCGCAATTTGTTTTAGGTACTCCAGTTGTTGGAGAGTTTTTAACCAATATGCCACGAATCGTTAAACAAAATCCAAATCAGGATAATTGGCTTGCGTTTTTCAATAACTACATTTCAAGAACTTTACGCATTACTTTTGAGAATGACTTAGGAGATATTGCATACCGTACAATAACTGCAACAACTGCGCAAGGGATTATACAAGTCGCTAGCGGTTTGGGTAATCAAGGAACTTTGACAGTTGATTCAGGAACTTTGCCAATTGTAAAAGATAACGCCAAAATCGTAAATGTTTATTTGACCAATACAAGTGGAACACCGTTAAGCGAAGTTATCACATACCAAATTGATAGACGTTGCAATATTGAAGATTACGAAATAGTTTTTATGGATAGGTTAGGCACGTTCGCCAATTTCGCTATGCAACTGCGTGCGTATGAAAAAGGTCAAGTAAATCGATTGACGTATAACCAACAATTTGGAAACGTTGTTGCTGAACTTGTAACGTTCAACATTTGGGAAAGTGGCACGACTACTTATCATGTAGATAACACCAAAGAATTAACCTTAAACACTAATTATTTAACCGATGCCGAAAGCGTTTACTTTGAGCAATTAATGACAAGTGGGTATGTGTTCTTAAAAGTTGGTAACGATTATTTTGCTTGTCAAGTGACTGAAAGCGGTTACGATGTTGAACGATCTAAAAACGGGAACTTAATCCGTAAAACTATTAATGTACGTTACGCTGTACAAAATCCGATTAACGCATGACAGTAACTAGAATTAGATTAATAGGGGATTACTTTAATGTTGGTATAAACGATTATTTAGAGGTTGCCGAAAACGTTGTAGTGCCTTTGAATTTTGGCGTGTCAGATGTTAGAGATTTGACAAGTAAAACGGGTTCTTTCAGTAAGTCGATTAAAATCGTAGGAACAAAACATAACAACCTTGTATTTGATAATATCTTTGATGTTAACGCTGTAACCTTAGAATTTAATATCAACACCAAACAAGCGTGTTTGATTGAGCAAGACGGAGAGATAGTATTGGATAACGCAATCATTCAGTTAATCGACGTAGAAAAGATTTCGACTGGCATGGGTAACGATGAGCAAATCATATACACTGTTACCGTGAAAGATACCGTTTCTGAATTGTTTACAGACATAGGTAGTAAGTTGTTGACTGATTTAGATTTTAGCGACTTAAATCACACATATCAAGCAAGTGACGTAATTGCAAGTTTCGACCATGTTAAAGAAGACGGTTATAAATATGTGTTACCAATTACCGACGATGCGCAATACAACCTTACGGAAATGAAGCCCGCCGTTTATGTTTGGCAGTATCTTAACCGTATCTTTTCAAACGCTGGCTATTCTTATCAGTTAGACGAAATGGTTAGTATTGGCATTGACAAAATGTTAATTCCTTATAATGGTGGTAAATCAAAGATTAGCGAAGCGGTGCAAGTCGAAGCTGAGGTGATAGCAGAAGAAACAACCGTGCAAAATTTAACTGTAAACTTCTTTGAAAAGTTAAACGTGACAACTGAAATCGAAGACGTCAACGGATATTACGACCCGACACTTTCACAGTATACAAGTCCATTTGAAATATTCGCACCTACTCAATTAGAGTATCAATGCGACATTGACTATGATTTAATCGTTACCAATAACGAGGGGGTTAATGTGTATGTAAATTCAGGTTTGGTATTCAGGCCCGTGTTAGAAGTTCAAGATGCATCAACAGCAGTATCAAAAGGATTCGGTCCATGTTTCGCTAACAGTTTGGATTCTCGTTTTTATGTGAACGGTTCAGGATTCACAACATACGACCCGATATTTTCAGGATACGCTACATTAGGCACAGGTGACACAGTTGCAAGTTCAGGAGTTAATGCCGTTACAGTTAGTTGTACAAGTATTGCAATAGGTGATGTATTGGATTTAGGCGCGTTTATCGAGTTCGCTTCATTGCCAACTTTCTTTAGAGTTTCAGACGACCAACCCGCAGATGTTACGTTTTCAATTCAGGTTAACTCAATCAAAATTCGTATCGTTCCAAGTGGCGAAAGTTTAGGGTTTTCGTTTCCCGTAGTGATGAATGATTTTATTCCCGCTAACATCAAACAAAGCGACTTTCTAAAATCTATTTTCACGTTGTTTAATCTGTTTGTCATTCCTAATATCGACAACCCGAAAGACATTATCTTAATGACTAGGGATAAATACTACGATAGTGGAAACGTAAAAGATTTTACAAACAAACTTTGCAAGGAGTTACCGCACACATTGACATTCTTACCAGAATTAACTGCAAAGAAATTAACATTAACTTATGCAACCGACACCGATGCGTTAAACGTTGGTTATCTTAAAAATGTTAACGAGGTTTACGGACAAGTTCAATACACATTCGATAACGAGTATATCAAAAACGAGGTTAAGAAAGATGTTATTTTCGGGGCTTCTCCTTTCTTATCTACTCCATTTGGGGCGACTGTGTTTGGAGTGAATGGTAGTGAGCCTAAAACGTTGCCTAGAATAGTCTTTGACGGTGGCAAATATCCATGCGGTTACTATCAAATCAATGATACACCAACTCAATGGATAAGCGTAAATGAATATCCGTTTGTAGGTCACTTCGATGCACCCGTAAACGCAAACAAAGATTTGAATTTCGGGGCTTGTGATTACTACTTTGATAATAACTACGGTACTATTCCTTACAATAACTTAGGGAACACCTATTGGCGTCGAACGGTTGCGCAAATCAATAGCGGTAAACTTTACACTGTTATGTTAAATGTTAATTCATTCGACATAGCAAACCTTAGATTAAACGATAAAATATATTTAGATC